TTTGAACGCTAAAATGCTAGGTTTGAACATAAAGTATGTAAAAGAACAAAGCGAAATTAAAGATGGTTATGGAATATATTGTTCTAACTACGAACGTATTAGAGATGCTAAATTTGACCCTGAAATGTTTGCAGGAGTATGTTTTGATGAAGCTTCCGTAATTCGTAGCATGGGAACGCTAACAACTCAATATATTTTAAGCAACTTTAGAAAGGTTAATTATCGTTATGTATTTACCGCTACACCATCACCAAACGAATACCATGAACTTTTAAAGTATTCTGAGTTCTTAGGTATTATGGACATCGGGCAAGCCTTAAACCGTTATTTCAAACGTGATTCTGTAAAAGCTCACAATTCAAGTTTATTAGAACATCGTGAACAAGATTTTTGGTTGTGGGTTTCAAGTTGGGTATGTTTATAACTAAACCATCAGATTTGGGATATTCAGATAATGGTTATGATATGCCTGAAATGAAAGTGTTTTTTCATGAGGTTGAAAATGTTGACCGTGGCGTAATTGTAAATGATAGACAATTTCAACTATTTGCAGACTCAGCATCAAGTTTACAAGCAGCTGCAAAAGAAAAAAGAAGCTCACTAAATTCAAGACTTCAAAATGTTAAAGAAATAATTGACGCTAACCCAAATGACCATTTTATTATTTGGCATCACCAAGAGTCAGAACGTGAAATCATAGAGAAAACTTTTGATTGTGTTTCTGTTTATGGCTCACAAAAACAAGAAATTAAAGAGAAATATTTAATTGAATTTGCAGAGGGTAAGCATAGAATTTTAGCGACAAAACCCGAAATTGCTGGTTCTGGTTGTAACTTTCAATATCATTGTCATAAAGCTATTTTTATGGGCATTGATTATAAGTTTAACGATTTTATACAAGCAATTCACAGGATACACCGTTTTATGCAAAAAGAAACCGTTGAAATACATATTATTCATACTGATGCTGAAAACACAATTAAAAAATCACTTGAAAACAAGTGGCATAGACATAAAATCTTAGTTCAAAAAATGACTGAAATAATTAAAGAAAATGGACTATCAGACATAAACATTTTGTCCGATGTAAAAAGAACTTTAGGAGTTCACAGAAAAGAGTTTGTTTCTCAAAACTCAAGATTAATCAATAATGATTCATGCGAGGAAATTAAACACATCGAATCTAATTCTATTGATTTAACGGTTACTAGCATACCATTTAGCGACCTTTTCGAGTATGCTGAAAATTACGCTGACATGGGTCAAAGTAACGGTGATGATGAGTTTTTTAGTCATTTAGACTATTTAACACCTGAACTATTAAGAATTACTAAACCTGGCAGAATAGCCTGTATTCATGTAAAAGACTGTATAAAATACAGTTATCAAAATGGTGCTGGTTTTATAACCTTAAATGACTTTTCAGGAAAAACAGTACAACATTTTCAAAAACACGGATGGTGGCTAATTGGAAAAATTACCGTAACTACCGATGTAGTAAAAGAAAATAATCAAACTTACAGATTAGGATGGTCTGAACAATGCAAAGACGGAACAAAAATGGGTGTAGGATTACCTGAATATATTTTGATTTTCCGCAAAACACCAACAGACACAAGCAACAGTTATGCAGATAACCCTGTAACTAAGTCAAAAGAAGATTACACAAGGGCACAATGGCAACTTGATGCACATGCTTATTGGAAGTCTAACGGTGAACTTTTAACAAGTCAAAGCATTAGCGATATCATGACAGCATGGAAAGTTATTGATACTCATGATAATTACGACTATAAAAGACACGTTGATATTTGCATGGAATTAGATAGAATGGACAAGCTTTCTACAAATTTTATGACTTTGCCACCTCATTCTAATAATGAAAATGTATGGACTGACATAGTTAGAATGCACACGCTTAATACTTCACAATCAGTTCAAGGCAAAATTAAACACGTTTGCCCGCTGCAATTAGATATAATTGAACGTTGCATTCAAAGGTATTCAAATGAGGGTGAAGTTGTTTTTGACCCGTTTGGAGGTATTATGTCAACTCCTTATGTTGCTTTGAAAATGAAACGAAAAGCCTTAGCAATAGAGTTAAACCAAAATTATTGGAAAGATGGAATTTCAAATATTAAAGCAATTGAAGATTTAAACAACCAACTTTCACTATTTTAATATGAAACTAGAATTTAAAAAACTCACACCCGAAGCAACAACTCCAACCCGTGCGCATGAAAGCGATGCGGGCTTGGACTTATACGCTTCCGCAAAAGTGCCTGTCACAAACGAAGTAGGCAGGCTAAAGTACTACCAATATCACACGGGCATCGCTGTAAATATTCCCGTTGGTTACGTTGGTTTGATATTCCCACGTTCAAGCATACGCTCATACGACCTTACGCTTGCTAATTGCGTGGGTGTAATTGATGCAGGCTATACGGGTGAAATCTCGTTTTGTTTCCGTGAAACAGACCCGCAAATTATATGCGAAACGTACAAAGTAGGTGATAAGATTGGACAGCTCGTAATTGTGCCAATCGTGGTTCCTGAATTGAAAGAAGTGACAGATTTTCCAACAACTGATAGGGGAGGGAATGGTTATGGAAGTACAGGAAAATGAAGCAGTAAACCACCCGAACCACTACGGAGGCGAAAATAACCCTCTAGAAGTCATTAATATCATTGAGCATTATGAGCTAGGCTTTCACCTTGGCAATGTCGTAAAGTACGTGCTAAGGGCTGGTAAAAAGGGGAACCGAACCGAAGACCTTAAAAAGGCGTTGTGGTATTTAGAACGGGAAATTAAGAAAGATACCAACTAAACCACGTGTGCAGATAATACCTGAAACAGTCCAACAAGTGAGTTAAATCCTTGTTGGATTTGTCTATTGTACCGTCCTCAGCACATTGCACCATGTCCAAATCTTGAATAAGGTAGTTACATTGCGGGTTAATCGTAATCGGGTAATTACTAAGCATCGAATTGACCAAAGTCCTATTAGAGTGATGTCCAGGGTTTTTGTTACCTTGTTGCATGGCTCCACGTCCTACACCTAGTTCACGTGCGATAATATCATACATGGAACTTAAATCACGGGTAGCCTTTTCACGTGCACGACCCGAAGCATCACCGGTAACAACATAATTAAAGTTAGGATAAACCATGCGTATATGGTCGCAAATGTCATAAATACTTGCGTTCTTTAACCTTATTTCGTTGTGAATCCTTATGCCATTATCATCATGTTGTCCAATTATACAGGTTGCAGGGTCCACGTTAAAGTCAAATGACAAGTACAGCGGTAAACGGTTTGTGATTGTGGTTTCTGCAATGTGTTTGGACTTGTCAAAGCAATAAGCAAACCTTTTGCCATTCGTAAAAACAAACCGACCTAATACTTCACGTTCGTAAGTTTCAGCATCTAACAAAGACTTTTGCACATCCAAATAACCAGCCGGCAAATTTTCAAGGTTATCAAAAGACGTTCCATAAATGAAGCTTATATTTTCGTTTGAATCGGTTGCGAGTTTTTGCAGGAAATAAGGGTTATCTGGTGGCGTAGTTGCGTACCAAATCCGCTGCATTTTACCAGCCTTTTTATACATTTCACCCCTCAAACGACCTAGTAGAACCGTTCTTGCTTCTTCCTTAATGTCCCTAAATTCATCAATAAACACTTCATCAAATTGCGTTCCCCGTTGTGAATTGAAGTTGTCCAATCCGTCAAGAATCGCATAAGCACCGTAAATGGTGGTTAATATTCCGCTGTTGTCCTTTACGCTAAATGGCTTTACTCCCCACTTTGCGGGCGGTCTTTGCCCAACAACATAATGCGAACCATGATAAAATCCCATCTTTTCCCAATTCTCCGTAAAAGCACGCAAAGTGGAATTTTTCAGAACCTTAACCGTCGGTGCAAATATCCCGCAAACAGCACCCTGACTACATAAGGCACTTAAAGCCCGTGCCGCTAATACAAAGGTTTTACCCGAACCAATCCCACCAATGTAAAAGGTTTCTTTTGCTTTGGACGTAGAAAATTCAAATTGTGGTTTGCTAAGTTCAATATTCATGTTTCAAATTTACTTAACTTTGTGGTATGGATTTTACAGCAACTTCAAATATTTGTAACGGTTTAATTAGCATACCAGCCTGTTTCGATGGTGATATCATATTCAACACTCCCGATTTAACCAATGGCAATACTGCGCAAATTGTAGTCATTTTAGACGGTAGGATGTCAGTTTACAGCGATACAGTTATATTGGGTCAAGTTCGATTTACGCCCGATTTCACGATTTACAATTTGCCGATAAACGTTCAAATTATTGAGGGGTTAAATTCGTAC